CAAGTACTATTGACGTTGCTGAAAAAATAAAACCAGATCACTTTGTTGTTGATGATTGCGGTGACTGGAAACTGGAATACATTGCTGAACAAAAGTGGAATCGTATGATCATCTACTCACAGGCATTGTATCACACTCCGTATATTAAGCCAGGAATGTTTACTGGTGATACTTATAGACTAAATCAACAATTTTTTATCTAATGAAAATAGTAATCGTAGGTGGCGGGACTGCTGGGTGGCTAGCTGGATTAATCATATCCAAAGTTAAGCCACGTGATCACACTGTAACAGTTATTGAATCCAGCAAAATTAATATTATTGGTGCTGGTGAAGGCAGTACTGGTACTATGACAAACATTATACAAAATTTGTCAGCAAACTACGGGTGCGATGAGCGTGAGTTTGTTGAATCTTGTGATGTAACTCCCAAGTTAGGTATTGATTTTAAAGATTGGACTGGTGATGGCTCCAGTTTTATAAGTCCCAATGATGGGTCAGCCACGGGTAGTGACCCTTTGGATTTTATGTTTGCACATGTATTGGCAAACTTGCCCAGTGGCCAACGCCATTTAAGTTCAGAATATGGATTTATTATTGATCAAAACAAATACACGCTAAACTTAAAAAACGGACCAGCAGCATATCACTTTGATGCACATAAAGTGGGCCAATATTTTAAAAAAGTATGTGGTTGAACATGTTATTTTAAACAATGATGGTGATATTAGTAGTTTAAAACTTGCTGATGGTCAAACAATTGACGGTGATTTTTTTATTGATGCCACTGGCATGGCTCGTATATTGATAAGCAAGCTGGGTGCAAAATGGAATAGTTATAAAGACAATTTACCAGTTAATAGAGCGATGCCATTTTTGATGCCATATGAAGACGATGAGATCATTAGACCAGTTACCGTTGCATGGGCACAGAAAAATGGATGGATGTGGGATATTCCAACTCTGCATCGTCGTGGTTGCGGGTATGTTTATGCTAGTGACTTTGTTAGTGATGACCAAGCACACGCAGAACTTGAGCAAACTATTGGTAAAAAGGTCGATCCCATACGTGTAATTAAATTTGAAGCTGGTAGATTGGACAAGCTATGGATTAAAAATTGCATGGGTGTTGGACTCGCATCAGCATTTGCTGAACCGTTAGAGGCGACTAGTATCCATACTACAATTGTACAATTGGAAAATTTTGTATTTTTATACTTAAACCCAAGTAAAGCATTAACATGTGACCCGCAAAACATTAACAATTACAATGATCGATTTACATTTATGTATGACTTGATCAAGGATTTCCTAGTTGCACACTACCAGGGTGGTAGAACAGACAGTGAATTTTGGAAGTATATCACTGCTGGAAATACACTAACGAGTCATGCCCGTGATATTATTGAAATTTGTAAAACACGGGTTCCATCCAATAGTTTATTTCCTGGTATATCTGGAGCCAGTGGATGGCCACTTTGGTCGTATGTCATGTCTGGTACCAATAATATAACTCCGGAAATTGCTAAAAAAGAACTAGCTTTACATCGTATAGACAAGTTTGCACAAGCTGCTTATGATCGTTTTAGTTTTGAACAACTAGAACAAATTAAACATTTGCCTGATAATACATCCGAGATTAGGAAGAGACAACGTGCATCGCTATAATCTTTTTCCAGTACCAGTGGCACATGCTACTTTTGACAGGGCTCAAGAGCTGTGTACTGAAATAGTACCGATTTTTAAAGACATCGAGGTACGTGATACACGTGATCATGTAGGCAAATATTCTACTGGTAGCTATACTAGTTTTTTTAGTAACGGGCACATTATCACAATGCCACAGTTGGAGTCCTTGCGTAATTTTATAAAAGACACAGTGCAAACGTTGCATCAATCAGTAGGGCTAGCTGGTGATTTGGAGTTTACCAACAGTTGGTTTAGTATTAACAGACAGCATTCTTATCATGAAGCTCATAATCATTGCCCTGATATCTGGAGTGGTGTATACTATGTACAAGCCAACCAAGCAGATGCGGCAATATCATTTGTAAATAAAACTTTGATTGATACTGGGTGGCCGTATACTGCTACGAAAACAGCCAACACTGATTTTGTTTCGAACCAAGTAAATTGCCCTGTGGAATCTGGATTACTATTGGTATTTCCCAGTTATTTGGTTCATAAAGTAAATCAGCAGGAAGCTGATTCTGAAAGAATAACTATCGCATTTAACATGAGTGTAAAAACATGACAGTTGCAAAATTTAATATCACAATCGGTTTAGACCGTGATGGTACCATTAACGAAGAAATTGGTGAGTATATCAAACACCCTGATCAATTTAAACCCATTCCTAAAAGTTTGGAAGCAGTTGCTATGATACGCCAAAAGGGTTATAATGTGGTTATTATCACAAACCAAAATGGTATTTTTAAAGGCGTGCTTACACAAGAAGACGTTGAAGCAGTGCATCAACGAATGTTAGATCTTCTCGGGCAAGCAGGCTGTTACAGTATTGACGGCATATACTATAGCACTACTAGCCTAAAGCAGGACATTTATGCCAAGCCCAATACCGGCATGTTCAAACGTGCAGAGGCTGAACTAGGTGTTAAATTTAAAGGTGGTGCGTATGTGGGTGACAAGATCAGTGATTTAAAAGCTGCTGAGAGAATGGGTGCAACTCCTATTTTAGTATTAACTGGGCATGGTAACGAAGAAGCACCTAAGTTGGATACGTATGCCAATCGTGAACTCAAAAGCAAAACTATGATTTTTGAAGACCTTTGGAGTTTTGCAAATAGTTTGCCATGGAATGAGTAATGCGTGTACTTGGTATAAGCCCGTTACATGACAGCACAGTTGCAGTAATTAATAACGGCAAACTTGAACTTTTTTTTAAAGAAGAGCGATACACACGCAACAAACGTGAAAGCCACCCCATCAAGTCACTGTTAAAAGTTTTAGAAAATGTCACTGGTCCCATAGATCACGCATGTGTGGCATCTCCCATGGTTCCAAACTCTGAAGCAGCATTATTAAACACGACGATTGCTCGTATGTTTGACTGCCCTGTTACTAGTTACCATGAACATCATCATTTAAGCCATGCTAGTTTGGCGTTTTATAACAGTGGGTTTAAACAGTCTTTGGTATTTGTAATAGATCGTGATGGGACAGTTATTGACGATGCAATGCGTGAGTCCGAAACTGTATTTGCAGCATCGTACCCGTGCAATTTTACAACATTGCATAAAAACTTTTGGGTACATGATGATACTACTAATACTAATCCGGTATTTCAAAAGCTAAATGCACAGCCATATTCGTATAATGCAGATTCTAATATGAGTACTGTTAAAATTTACGAATCAGCAACGTCGTTAATTGGTGAAAAGCCATTGGAAAATGGAAAAACCATGGGCCTGGCAGCATACGGCACTGACCAACCATTTGTGGATTTTTATAAAAATGGCAGACCGGATGCATCGCTATTTACACATGGTAATTTTGTAATACAGGGGTATGATACCACCATGTTTACAGACTATATCCCAAAGCAAATAAACAACGTGCCCAAAACAGACTATCAATTTTATGCTGATTATGCTTTCCAAGTGCAAAAGCAAACACAGCAATCAGTGCTTGAGTTTGTACGAGAATGGGTGACACGCACTGGAATAACACAAGTTTGTTTAACTGGTGGGTATGCATTAAATGTAGTATGCAATGAGTATCTAATTAAAAATCTTCCCAACGTGGAATTTTACTTTGAGCCTTTGGCTGATGACAGTGGCAATAGTGTGGGTTCTGCCATGCATTTGTATAGACACATCACTGGTGACACCATTGTGAATAAGATGGAACATACATTTGTACACGGGGTTTCTGACACTTCCCCTGTTCACGGTGATACATGCACTGTTACTGATATTGCACTCTTGCTTACTCAACAAAAATCAGTGGCTGTATTCAATGGTTTAGCTGAAAGTGGTCCACGTGCATTGGGCAACAGGTCCATATTATTTGACCCAAGAGTTACCAATGCTAAAGATTTAGTTAATATTATTAAAAACCGTGAATGGTATAGACCGTTTGCAGCAATGATACTTGAAGAAGACTTTGATGAATACTTTGATACACACGGGTTACAAAAATCTGAGTTTATGACCATCAGTTTCAAATGTAAACAACAGGAAAAGATACCTGGTGTAGTGCATGTTGATGGGTCATGTCGAGTTCAAACAGTGTCCAAGGACATACCGCATATATACAACTTACTGCAAGAATTCAAGCGTATTACTGGATGCCCAGTGATACTTAACACCAGCTTTAATCTTGCAGGAGAACCATTAGTTGATTCAATAAAAGATGCAGTTAACACATTTAACTCGTCAAATATTGATATACTTTGGTTCCCGGAACATAACAAAATTAAAGGAAAATAAACATGGGACCACCTGGCAGTCATTTAAAATTTGCAGAACACAATCAGGACTTTTTTGTTCTTGGGCAAGTGGGTTATAAAACAAACGGCTTCTTTGTGGACATTGGTGCTGCTGACGGGATAACTGGCAGTAACACTTATATTTTAGAAAAATTTTACAACTGGCAGGGTATCTGTGTAGATCCAAACCCGATATTTTTTCAAAGCCTGTTTAATTGCCGCGATAATGTAGTTAATACCATGTGCGTACACTCGGAAACTGGTAAAATTTTACCATTCCAGTTTGCAGACAATAAAGAATTGTTTTATGGGTGGAACTTTAGAGCAAGTTTGAGACAACATGCTGAAGCCATTGACCACGAAGTAGCAAAGTCGTTTGTTGAAATCAACGTTATGACTATTTCGCTAAATGACTTGCTTAAATTATACAATGCACCCATTGATATTGACTACTTGAGTATTGATGCAGAGGGTAGTGAGTACTCAATTTTAAGTACATTTGACTTTAGCAAATACAATATTGCATGTATTACGCTTGAACATGCCTATCGTGATGATAGGCAGGATCTTTATAATTTGTTAACTGCTAATGGATACACTAGGGTTAACGTAGAACAAAGCGCCAATGAAGATTGGTACGTTAAGAATTATAATCCTCGATAATTACGTTCAACAAACCACTCGGTTGTTCGCATACTATCTTCAAACTCTTTAAATGTGGAAGTTGCTGCCTTAATGGCTTCAACTTCTTTTATCAAATCAACTTGTGCTGATGTTAAAATTGGCTCAAGTCCCATTTTGTTTTTTAACTCCAGCATCCATATAGCATGTTGATGGCTAGTTGGATGTGCCTCTTCCCACATACCGTCTTTCAGTGGGTATGATTTTTCCTCGGGCCTGTTTTTATCAAACTTAAATGTCCAGTTTAGGTCTTCAGTTTCTGGAATCACGTTCATAATTGGATCAACCCACTTGTCTGGGTATCTATCCCAAATTGCCTCTTTGTAAAATTGTAAACTGCTGTCCACTTCCCAAAAATGCTTTAAGTTAGTACTCGGTGCTTGGTATTCACCACCCATTGTACTTGGTGCTTTATGGTTTCCCATTTTGGTAATATCATTCATGGAAGTCATATACCATTCAACTCCAACTCCGTTGAGGAATTCCTGAGTAGCCACAATGGCGTTTAGTGTTTGGATCATGTATGCCTTTTCGTCCCAAAATGTTTGCATCCATCTTTGGTCGAACGTCTTTGCATTTTCAATTGAAAATATACTACCATGTGTGCGCCAGTATGTGCCCTCAGTCTTTGGCAAATCTGTACGCATCCAATCATGTCTTAATGGGCTAGACCATTGCACAATTACGACATCATCTTTTTCAAATGGCATACGTGCGTGTGCTTCTGCAACACGGTCAGCAATTGCTCTATTACCGAGACCAGCATAGCCCCAATTAAAATGTGGGAAATATTCCTGCCCCAATAAATCAGCCCATGTTGGCCAATTGTAATTGGTAAAGCTGCATCCGAATGTAAAAAGTTTTTTCATTAAAAGTTCTCGTTAACTGTGTTTCTAATAATTTCCACAAATGTGGTATGTGGTATAGTTTGGCATTGCATGTTGACCAATTGATCAAGTGTGCCAAGTGCGTTATGTTTGGTAGCTGGGCTAGTAGTATGCATGTATTCATTACGGATGCTGTCAATATTAAACAGTCCCAAGCCATGTAATACTAGTGTATGGTGATAGGCTGAAAACAATCGATAATCACAAGTATCAACAAAGTCATTCTGTGTTGGTAACTTGTGTTTCCATACATTTAATTTAGCCTCGAGACTAGGTGGCAATTTTGTTTCAGCGACGGCACGCCAAAATGGGGTATCAGTTCTTGGTGTTACGTAATGTAATACAATAAAATCACGAATATTATCAATAATACCGGTCATGAGATCGTTGTATTTGTTGACGATGCTATCGTTGTAATTAATAATAGTTTCAGCAAGTAAAAAACTTTGCTGTATACTAGTACCTATCGAGCTTGCTTCCAATGGCTCAACAAAACTGGCACTCAATCCAATAGCGCAGCAGTTTTTAATCCATGGTCGATCTAATGCACCTGGATCAAAGTTAATTTGCTTGCCAAATTCGACGCTATGGCCTAGAAACTGTTCCACCTCAGCCTTGGCTTCATCTACAGTGATGTAGTCACTATCAAATATGTAGCCATTTCCCGTGCGCCCGTATGTGGGAATACTAAACATCCATCCTGCGTTCATGGCCTGCGCAGTAGTCCACATGGGGATTTCTTTAGCTTGTTCAGTGGCAAACGTAATGGCTGATTTCATTTTAAGATAATCACCATGGCTCCTCCACTTTGCGCCCAACTTGTCAATCAACAACTTTTTAAAGCCAGTTGAGTCAATGTAAAAATCATAATTGTATTTGTTGTTTTTACCAGTCAGTGTACCAATATTGCCAGTATCAGTTATTTCAACGTCTACTATTTCGTCATCAAAGAACCCAATACCGCGCTCTTGTGCTTTTTGTGTTAAAAATTCATTTAACTTGTGTGTATTAAAGTGGAATTGCATGGTTGGCGATGAATCATTTTTGCCAATGAACCATGTATTAACCCTACTGTCCCAGGCATGTGGTGATACTAGTTGGCTAGGGTGTACATCTTGTGCGATCTGATGTCCATAAACAAACGGGTAGTTTTTTTCACGATTAGTAAATCCTGACCCAATGCTCTGTAAGTAATCATTTTTGCCCCAGTCTTTGAACATGATTCCTGACTTAAATGTTGCATCACATTCTCTAATGACTTCATCGTATTTTACACCAATGTAGTCCATAAAAACAGTCCAATGTTCAGTACTGCCTTCACCGACACCAATAATACCAATTGATGAAGATCGAATTACGTCAATATTAATATGTGGGAACTGTGTTTTTAACACTAGTGCAGCGACTAGTCCTGCACTGCCACCACCTACTACTGCTATTTTGCCAAGATTGTTCATTAAAAACCTTTGTGTATTAGGGTTGATCCCCAATGTGTTTGCTTAACTGCATTTAAAAAATCATCATACGTATTAGTATGTGCTTTAATTTCGTTAATTTCGTCAACAAGCGATTGTTGATTATTATTTAACCCTAGTGTGTATCCCAGCTTATCCTTTACAATGTCCAAAAACAGCGCATGTTGGTTCATTGACATGTGTGATTCTTTAAAATGCCCGTCATATACTTCATGTATACCACTGTTGTCTTTTGACGGATCCAATTTAAAGTACCAGGCTAGCTCAGGAAGAGTGTCCCTAAAGTCTGTCATGGGCATTATCCATCGATCTGAATGTTGATCCCACAGTTGTTCTTTATAATCAATTAGGCTATGTTCAATATCCCACACTGACATCATTTGCCTATCTGGGTTATGAAAATCTCCGTACATACTTTTTTGGTCAACACTATTTCCAATCTTGGTTAAATCATTTAGTGAAGTCATGTACCAGATACATCCTGATGCATTTAATAATCCTTGTACTAATGCAATAGAATTGAGTGTATGGATGTAATAAGCCTTTTCATCCCAGAATCGGATCAGCCAATTACGATCAAATATTTGCTGATTCTTGGGACTAAACATGCTGCCACTTGTTCTCCAAAGTGACACATCTTCAATTGGTGCTCGTGTGTGCATCCAGTCATGCCTAAAATGACTGGACCATTGAACTATTACAACGTCTTCAGGTGTAAATTTTGATTTAACATTGCATTCTGCAACACGCTCCGCTATTGCACGATTGCCTAATCCAGCACACCCCCAATTGGCAGCTAGATGAAAGTGTTTCTCTTGAGCCAATAAGTCAGCCCACGTGGGCCAATTGTATTGAGTAAAACTACACCCAAATGTAAAAAGTCTACTCATATTAAATCCATTAAATCAAATACAGTTTGCAATTTAGTACGGATAGTTTTGCTTGAAAAACTGTTGCGTAGTCCTTGATGCAGTGGCCTTGGTGCCTTATCTATGGTTGACCATGCCCATCCAGAATGTTCTAGACTTAAAAGTGGCACAAATTCATCCTCTATCACACACATGTACGTGTGGAAGTTGAATACTGTATCGTTTGATACAAATGTTTCTAGGGGGATTGTTTTGATAATTTTGGGGATTGCGCCAATTTCTTCAATTACTTCACGTTGAAGACCTTGCCATGGATTTTCACCTACAAGGTTAGTGCCGCCAACCAAGCCCCAGGTTCCGGCATGTTTACCATGTGCTTTTTGCAGTAACAGAAATCGCTTGGTAGATTTGGCATAAAATAATGCCCCACTACAAATGATTTTATCTGTTACAGTACGATTCTCCATTGGCCAATCCCATATTCACCTTCGTAGCTCTTGACCCAGGAAACTCCGTTCCACAGGTATTGAACTCCAGTGTATATATTCGTTTGCCATACCATAGTGTCGGATTCCTGAACACTGTCAAATATAATATTCCACTGTGTTCCATCCCACTCGATGATGTCATTGGCCTTGGCCACCAAGTCACTATTGTCGGAATTTTTCCATGCATCGGCACCATCAGTATTATCGGCATCGCCAATGTCTTCAATTAACAAGTATCTACGTCCAGCTGATATAGCACCATAACGTGTAACAAATTTTGCATCATTTGGACCAGTTTGTTGTGGGTTGATAATAGCATCAAAGTTTCCTGGTCCGCCGTTATTGCTAGTACCATTTCTGTATGCGGGCACACTGTACCCAACATCACTATCCATTAGCCCATTACTGTCAATACCAGTGTTTTGAGGCACAGTGTCCAAGTCCCAATTGACACTTAGTAAAGTGTCGTCCATTGGATCAATGGCAATTGTACCAGCAACCTCAGTACCATCAGATTGCATTAGATAAATTTGACTTGAGCCAGCAGCGTATTTGCCTGGATATTGATCAAATAACAGTTGCCAACTGCTACGTGTACCAATGGGTAGATTAATCTCCAGTGAACTACTGTTTGCTGTTTCACCATTGGCCAAGAGTATGGCATTGCCGCCCTGAATGTGTACTACATAACCACCAACCACAACAGGTTGGCTACCAAATTGATCCGATACTGATGCTGAGCCTGGCTCCGCTAAGTCGATACCCAAGCCATCAATGTAACCAGTTGTACCGGCGGCTGAACTTCTAAACAAATTGGCAACGATTTTGGTAACAACGCCCAAGTGTTTGACTTTGGCAGGTGGACTAATCCAAATTGGTGTGTCCACAGTGAACGTACCAATGTCAATGGCCGTGTCTGTTCCACTGGAACTGTTTTACTGGACCAGCTGATATTAGATAAGTTTAATACTGATAGTGCTGTCCAATCTGCGTAGTTGTCAGAGGTTTGTAATTCCAAACTTGGGTTAAACAACACCAAAATTTGTTCCATGATCTGTAACTTTTGATCAGTGTTTGCTGCCCAAATGTCCACCTTCATGGTCAACTTGAATGGCGTTGGCATTAAACGTTCAATAGTATAATTTCTGCCCTGTGCTTGTGTGTATGTTCCGTTAAGAACCTCACGTTCACGTATGTGCATTTTACCCACATAAGTAGCATCACTTAAACGTTCCTTGTCCATTTCCAAGGCAGTAACATAAACTGAAATACGTGGCACACTGTTAGTTTTGTTTTCACTGTTACCACGCAAAATATTTGCAACTTGACGATCCGCATCACCATACATAACTGGCACACGGTGTAAAGTCCCGTCACCATATTTTACCACAAAGTTACTGAACACACGGATTGTCTGTGTGATGTATCTTCTTATTTGTCCATCATAAAAATGTTGCATTATACGTCTGCCTCAGGTTTGTATTTGAGTACTTTTGAAAGTGCCTGACGGCTTTCCACTCTGTTGTTGCATAGCTGCACAGTCCATTGTCCATCATATGGCAATATTTGTTGCACTGTATCAATAACTGGTAGAGTAATAGTCAATTTACCGTCCACATTTGACAGCATGTCTGGGTAATTTGCGACTACGAATGCTATCTCTGTTGTTTCTAATTTAAACACAACGTACAATGGCTCAACATAGTCCAATGCGGTGTTGATCACATATTGGTAATCGTCAGGTACTGGATCAACATTTGGTGGCAACTGCAATAAGTCACTGGCAATGGCATCGTTATACAAGTACTGAGAATTATTAATGAAGCTGGTCTTGTATGTTTGACGAGTATCATTGTTGGTCATCGTCATACGCACAGCGTCTTCAACTTTTACCCAAGCATTAGTATTGCTATCATAGCGGAACAATCTGTTGGGCATAAAGTCAGTGCGCAGGAAAAAGTCGTCTGGTCCAGCAGATTGGGGGAATTGTATACCATGACCAAAGTCATATCCGTTAACTGGGAAGCCATCGCCTACCAAATATCCAGTATATCCAGTGCGCACTGGTCTGCCATTGCTTTCACTGGCTTTATAACTACCAACGCTAGCATCTAGTGTATCAAGGTCAGCAGTGTTTAATACAGTTTTACCTTGTGCATCAACAGCCAATGTCCACATCTGGCGAGTTTCAAAACCACTCTTGGGTGCATCAGCTTCAGCTTGAGCAATAACTTGGTCGTTGACAGCAATTTCTTTGTTAAATGTGCTGAGTAAGTCTTTGAGTGTTAAACCGTTTGGATCTGGATCACCATTTGCATCCTTGGCTGGTTGATTCATGATATCTGCAAACTGCTGACCATCTGTCAACTTCTTAATCTTTAATCTGTACAAGTGTGGGAACCAAGTTGAGCTAAATCCTTCACTAGCACGGCCCACGTCCTCAATTACATAATAACGTGGTAAACTGACATCAAAGTCGCCCAAAGCAAAATCATCACGCAAGTGTGGTAGTTCAATAACATCACCGCTAATTGGTTTGCGGCCAATGTACTTGATAAAATCGTTAATATGTACAGTCATGTACAATGTATCTTGGTCAATAAACATACCAAATTGGCTTAGGTTGAAGTCAATATTTTGTACGTTATAGATGCCACGGATTTTGTAGATTTCTTCATCATACTTGCGGTCTCGGTTTTCCAAAAACAGCAAGTCCTGAATCTGTGTTACATCATGTGATTCAATAACGGGTTGATCAGCAGTTGCTTCTGTGCGCCCAAGTTCTTCATCAGTTTTGGGGCCTAGATATTTGTGCAGATAAACCTCTGTACCGCCAGCCTGAAACATCTCAGAAATTTGGCGATCTATAAATTTGTAGTCTAGCCCTTTTTCAGGCTTGAATAGTGATAAGCGTGGCATACTGATATTTATCGATAGCTAAATATAGTTGGAGAACTAAAAATGGACGAACTACCATCATCTAATCAGTCAAACTCAACAATAGAGCGTAATAAAGTGTTTACCTACGTGCGTAATATGCTGGGTGACGGCATGATTGACGTTGAAGTCGATCCAGCGCATTTGGAAACTGCACTTGATAAAGCATTGGCACGTTACAGACAACGCAGCTCAAACGCAGTTGAAGAAAGCTATTTGTTCTTAGAACTAATCCAAGATCAAAACGAATACAAACTACCAGACGAAGTAATTGAAGTACGTCAGGTATGGCGTAGAGCTATCGGGTCTCGTACGGGCATGGGTGCAGGCGGAACATTGTTCGAGCCGTTCAACTTGGCGTACACAAACACGTACTTGATGAGCGGTAGCATGATGGGTGGATTGGCAACTTACGAGTTGTTTGCAGGCTATCAGAAACTAGTGGGTAAGATGTTTGGTAGTTACATTGAATTTAAATGGAAACCAACTAGTCATACGCTCACTATTCTGCAACGTCCATTTGCACAGGGTGAGCAAATCCTAGTTCAATCATACAACTTCCGCCCAGATTGGGTACTGTTGCAGGACATCTATGCCAAGCAATGGCTAAGAGACTACACATTGGCCGCAACCAAACACATGTTGGGACAAGCTCGTAGCAAATTCCAAAGCATTGCTGGACCAGGATCAGGTGGTATCACGCTAAACGGTGCTGCATTATTGTCAGAAGCCAAGGAAGAAATGGCTAATTTGGACAAAGAATTGGATACATTAGTAGCTGGTGGACAGGGCTACACGTTTGTACTCGGTTAAAAATATTTTGACTTTGTAACATTTCTGCTACATAATATCGTATCTCCAGGAGGACTTATGATTATTGGTGTGTGCGGTTTTATTG